GCCTTTCAGCGCAATAAGTTTGGCGTAGGAAGGACCGCTCATGACCCAGGCAGCCGAACCACCGTCAAGGTAGCTCACCATGTCGGACTGGAAGACCATATCTTCCATTTCACCCAATGCAACTGCGGTGGCAGAACCAAAGGTCTTCAAAGGCGTACCGTTAGTTTCAACTTCGGTAATCAGCAGGTCATTGTGGGTCTTTGCCATGCCGCGTCCAACCCAATTTGCCAGGAAGGATTCAAGGCGGCTGTCTTCGTCACGAAGCAGTTCGTGTGAAATGCGGATGATCTTTGCGTATTTCGCGAGGGTCATCTGCTTGCGCCCGGTTGCCGGAGCGTCATCATCGAATTCCTGCGTTTCAGTCGCAACCACGAATTCGCCGTCGCCTTCGTCATCGTAGGGCACGTTCACGGTTGTACCAACGCCCGGAATCTCTGTCACACCCAGTTTGCTCCACAGAGCGCTTTCATCGCGCCGGGTGATCACGTTCTGATAGTGACCGGTCGGTACGAGATACTGTCCGTCTTCGGCAGTACCGATGTTCATGTCGGTGGCGTTGGACGCTTTCAACGCCCGCATGGTGCTGTTTTCCTGCCCGGTGCGGATGTAGTGCATAAAGCCCTTCATCTCGTCTTTTTCACCGACACTGGAAACAACGGTAAATGAGCCTTTGGCTTCCCCGCGCTCGCTTCTCAGTTCGTCAACAATCGACTTGCGAACCTTATCCATCTCGGCTTTCAAGTCAATTTTTTCTTCAACAGGCTGTTCCTGAACAACCTCTTTTTCCATGTCTTCCATTTTGATCTCCTCTTGATCTGGTAATAGTGTTTTGATTGTGATTGCTTCCGCTTCGTCCTCAACCGCATCCACCGTCTCTTCGACCTCCGGGATCGCCTCTGTAAAGACTTCTGCTTTCGCTTCGATAACGGCAAACTCATTCGCCGGTTTTCGCCATTCGTTTACGTCAAATAAAGCCAGTTCCCCAACCGGCCACACGTCAATAATTCCACCCGCGCTTTTTCTCACTAAATGAGATACCGCCCCACTTGACGCTTTCACGCCCTCCACGCCCGCTGCCAATAAGCGCAATGCCAGTTCTTCTTCATCGTCCAAAGCCAGGTCGAACCAGTGACCGCGTGCATCCTTGCCAGTGTAGGTCGCTTCACCAATAATCACAGGCGGGGTTTGCTTCTCCTGCGGGTCATCCGGTCCAAAGCCGTGATAGTAGGTCACAGGTCGTTTGTCGCCAATCTTCAGCACGATATCGGTGTCTTCGTGAAACGCTTCACCGTCCATGTCGCGCCCTTTTATCGGACCGCCAAACGGAACGCCCAAAACGCGCCAATCAATCAGGCTGTAATCCACATCTGCTTTCAAGCGTTTTGTTTCAACCGCGTCACGCTCGATGTTTTCATTGCTTGCGATTTTCAACGTCAATTTATCAGACACTTGCCACCTCTTTCTCTAATGCCGTCCGTACCATGTACTGAACTCTCGGAGCGTAAACCGAAGACGCTTGACTTACCGTCAACCAACCGCTCATCGCGTGCTGGTAGGTTTGTTTGCCCTGAACATACGCCGCCACATACGGTAGGTTATTGCCGATCACCGCTTCCCAACCACCGCGCCGCATCTGGACAGTCCACTTCCTGCCCAAGTCACCCGTGCGCCTGTAAGGTACGCCGATATGCTTGCCAAAAAAGCCAGCCCGAGCACGCCTGCTCTTCTCACTGTTTCCGTAAAGTACACGGTTAGGCACTGATTTCAGTTTCGGATACTCTTTCAGCTTACCCTGAACAAACCTTGCGCCTTCTTCGAGTGCTGCCTGAACCCGCGCCATCTTTTCAAGTCTCGTAAGCCCGGCAACCAGTTTTTCGACACCTTCAATGCGGATGGATGCGCCAGCCATTAGACAGCCTCTTTCGGGTACTCGTAAGCAACCTGACACCTGCATCTCGGATGAGCTGGCGGATACATCCCATCTGTTATCATCTGTTTGTGTCTCGGTCCACAAATAGGACAAACGCGCTCATCATTCATCGTGAGCCAGACCGGAACCATCCGCCGCCCTGTGACATCTGCCAACCTGTCAACCGCTGCTTTTTCACCTTCAACCACAGAACGGGTCGTTTCTGTCACGGCTATCATCTCTGCCCTGACAGGAGAATAAAACCGCTCCAATCGTTGCGCTAAATCGTGAACCGTCCACTGCTCCTCAAAATATCGTGGAACTAACTCATTCACGCCCACATAAGTTTTGTCGAACATTTTCTGCAATGTCGGTACTAAACTGGTTCGCGCCCAATTCACCGCATCGGCATTGATCAAGTCCCAATCAATCGTGATCCCAACAAGCGGTAATTCCAGCGCACTCTGAACGAACGTGTCAACCAATATCGGCTCGACCTGGTTCTGAATGCGTTTCCAGCCATTGCGCCAATAGGTTTGCGGCACGTTGTTCAATTCGGGCGGATCCCCTAAATACTCCATCAGCTTCTCGAGCTCCGCTTGCATTTCACGCGAGAGCACCCGCCCTAACTTGCGCTCGATCTCAAAGCGGTCAATCACGGGTACACGCTCCACTCGAAGACTCTTTTGACATCCTCGACCGTCTTCACACCTTCCAACGCCCCACTTATTGCTCCATGCAAACTTGGCTCAAGGATCGTGCTTTCAAATTCCCGGATAGGCTTGCCTTCTTTGACGCGTTTCTCTGCCATTCGCTGCCACTTGCGGAGTTCTGCCACCTGCTCGTCTTCCGGCTGTGTTTCCGCTTCCTGCTCGCTGAATAAGGCTTCCTGCTCTTCGCTCAACACAAACCCAGCCAGGTCAAGCGCAAGGCGGGTCGGTAAGCCGGATGCCGTCAATTTGTTCAGTACATCGGCTCGCTCGTTCTCGTCTTCCTGGAAGATGTCAAGTTCGTTCAACTGGAACTCAAGTTTTATCTTGTCACGTGCAAACAACTGCTCGTTCAAAGCATCTTCGTAAAGCGTCAACCGCGGCTTGATCGTTTCTTCGTAGAAACTCAATCGGTCTTCCTGTGCGGTTGCGTAGTTTGCCGCTTCGCTGTCAAGCATGGTCTGCTTGATGCCGAATGCCATTGCGATGTTCTTTTTGCTTAACTCGGATAAGTCGCTGAATGCCAGGTCTTTCAATAGCGGAGTAAGTGTGGTCGGCTGGATAGAACCCGCTCTCACACCCAACACCCGGAACGCATTGCGAATCGTGGTAGCAGAACGCCTGAACCAGTCCTGAATGCGCTCGATCTCGTTCCGGTCGTTCGTGTCAACACCTAACAGTGTGACCGGCATTGCCCCACCCTCAAAGTACACTTCCGGAAACTTGCTCAAAGCATAGAGCAACTTCGCGTCAATCGTGGAAGCCCTACCAGCACCCACACCCGGCAAAATGTCTTGAGTCGGGTCATATTCGGCAATGTAGAGCATTTCATACTTGCCAGCCCGTAGGTCGTTCGTCCATGTCGCCCCACTGCTGTTCTGCTTGAACACCAGCTCGCCGGTATTCATGTATTGCACGTTCATGTCAAACGGATTGCGATACTGGATGTCTTTCCTGATCCCGCTCTTGTTCGCAATGATTTCACCGTACGCTGCCCCTCGCAATAGCAAGCCAGCTTCCCACTGCCAAAGCAGGCGTGACAGCGAAGTCGGGTACTGCCACTCGATCTCACTCTCGCCTTTCACCAGCCGGAACGGAACGGTCGATAAAGCGTCACAGCGCAACTGGATGGCGCGGTAGAGGATCGGCACACGCGAATACAACGCCGCAATAGAATCAGGCACACCGTCACTTGTCAGGAGGTCTACCCAGCCAGGAATGTTTGTTATTGCCTTGTAAGTTTCTGCCATAGATACTCCTGTTAATCCATCCACAAAATAACGCCAGCGCTGTTCAATGAATCCCAACCGATCGCTAAACTCATAACCGTGTCGTCGTGCATCCCTGAAGGCGCTGAATACGCAAACGTTCCGCTCGCATTACGCTTGCCCTCAAAGCTCAATAATTCGCCAATCAATATCGGATAATCCGGGATGCCGATTTCGCCATTCTCAAAGCCAGCCTGCAATCCCTGAATAATTTTTTGCTTCGACGCGCTGGTCGTTGTGAACGGGATGATATGCAGTCCACGCGCTCGTAAGTGGTCAATAACCGGCTGCCCAATCGAGTTAGATTCAATTGTCATTGAGTGTAGATTCCATCGCATGTATACGGCTGCAAGGCGATCTTCCAAGACCGGGAAATCCACCCGGTTGAATCGGTCAATGTAGACTGCCTTTTTCCCCGCATCGTCCCAGACTGTGACGACCGTATAGTCCACCGAAGCCGCAACGTCAACGCTGGCACTGTATTGTTTGCCTCTTTCCGGCTTATCCAGCATTTCGCCGAACACCGCTTCTTGTACACGCCGGAAGATCAAACCTTCCGCATCTACGAATTCACCTAACCATTCCTGCCGATAGGTCAACTCATCCAGACGCGCCTTTGCGCGTTCTGCCGCTTCCTGAATGCGCTTGTTCGGGTTTGCTCTTGACGGAGCAGTCCACGACATTTGGTACACCCCGTCGTTCACTCCCTGCTGATATTCCTGCCAGAACCAGTTGCGTCCGCGTGGTGTGCTAATCAAAATTGCATCCCCATCGTAGTCGGCGAGTGTCGGTTGAATCGCACTTTTCCATGCTGTTTCAGATATACGCGCTGCTTCATCCAGAATTACCAAGTTGAAGCTCTCGCCCCTTACACTATCCTCGTTATCAGCCGAATGAATGCCAAACACGCCACCGCCGACAAACTCAATCGTGCGCTCGGCTCTGTTAATGCTTGCCAGTTTTGCCTTTCGTAATGGCGCAACCACATTCTCTGCAAAACGCCAAAGTGCCCGCCCGTTTTTGTACGTTGGTACAATCCAGGCTACGCTCCCGCCGTTTGCAGCAGTCGCAAGTGAGATAGCACCGCCCAACACGGTCTTACCCCAGCGT